CAATGGCACGACAAGACGTTAAAAAGACCGGTTGGCAAGTAGGGCTATTACAGGATGACGACAATAGACTGAGTAGGTGGTTTGCAAGCAGACCCGACGCGAGGTATGTACTCAAACGAAATTTGGAGAAACAAAATGATGACAGGGACCTACGACCAACCCCACTGGGAGGTGCAGAAGAGCCGAAACGGGTGGGTATGCGCAAAGATTGACCAAGGGTACATAGGGGAAAGCTACCCGTTCCAAACCAGTGAATGGGCCATGCTGTGCAAACAGTCCATGGACCGACACGACCAGTTTTTAAACGAGCGCAGGTGGGGCGGCAGTACGGCCTCATTTGTGTGGAACCACCAAGGCCAATTAACGGGGTCACTTAACTTTGCAATGACCCACTGGCAGTTAGAAAACAAACCCATCGTGGTGTGGGACCATAACAGGCAGATAGTCAAGTTCGACATGCCGGCCCTTGTGTGGATATGGTTGAAGACCTCGTGGGTACCCAAAGCATACAAGCGCCTCATGTGGGGCGAGAAGGGCAAGCAATGAAAAGATGGACCGACTTAGACAAGGCGATACTAGGGACAACCCTGACGTACCAAGAAGGTGAGCGTGTGCCCACATTTGTATACAGTGGCAAGGAAATCGTAAGCATACTTATGGAGAGGGACGGCATGGAGTGGGACGAGGCCATGGATTTCATTGACTTCAACATAGATAGCGCGTATATTGGCAAAGACACCCCACTGCTAGTGTGGCCTGTAATCGACGAGGAGTATGAGCTATGAACCAAGATGAATTCAACGAGGCAGAGCGCAGGTCCAAGTTGCGCATGCAGGTGATCTACGAGGGCGCCAAGAAGCAAAAACCTTGGATGGTGTTCAACGTGGGGTGCATCGAGTGTGGCGTGAGTTCCGACGTGGTGGGGTTTTACTCAACCGAGGAGGAGGCCAAGCAAATTGCACAGGCCTGTGAAGACGAACTACACTGGCGACAGAGTGGCCAAAACAGTTTTGAGGTGTTCGACCTACGGACCCGACAGGCCCAAGAGTACACAGACGTCATTGTTAAGATGAAGGACAAGCATGACTAAAGAAGCATTGAAGTTGGCATTGGAGGCGTTGGAAGTGGCAAACAGTTGCGTTGACGGCTACTACATCCCGAAAGGAAAGGCACATTTGCCAGAAATTGAATTAGCCATCACCGCCATCAAAGAAGCCTTGGCACAGCCAGAGCCTAATTACAAAAAAGCACTTGAGGTGTGGCTAGACAAAACCGAGTGGGTTCAGGAAACTGTCAAACCACATGAACTTGGTATGCACAGAGCCGATGTTTTAAAACAAAGAATTGAAGAAGCATCACCACAGCGCGAATGGGTCGGCCTGACAGAGGCCGAGCAAACTAGGCTATTCACCGACTGGGACGAAGACGAGGGGTGGGGCCCGTTCATTGAAGCCATCGAGGCCAAGTTAAAGGAGAAGAACACATGACCAAAGACGAAGCATTACGCATTGCATTGGATTCGTTAGAAGATATTGGTGATGAGTGGGGGTTTACATCACAAAGAACAGTACCCAAACGAAAAGAAGCAATCACCACCATTAAAGAAGCCTTGGCACAGACAGAGCAAGATTGGATTGAGCGTGAACGTGCCGTTGGTTATCGAGAAGGACACAGGGCGGCTTTAGCACAGCGCACATGGATTGAGATTGATGTCGAAGATTACATAAAGGCTCTTGAACTATGCGACTTTGACAAAGAAGCCGCCTTTGACTTATTTGAAGCCAAACTTAAGGAGAAGAACACATGAAGTTATACGACGTACCAAGAAACAGCACGATTGTGCTAGAGGGCGGTGAAGAGTTGGAGTTCAAGCACATCGACGGCATGTACTCTGTCTGTGTGACCAAAGAGGGCAACGTGGTGCACTTGGCCGCGTGGTCCGACGTTCAGGTGAAGGAGCCCGCGCATGAACCGAGATGACATTACGCAAATGTTGCAAATAGTCAACGCAGACCCACGCACCATTGAGATGGTGCAGTTTGCGTACGACCAAGGTGTCAAGCACCCCGACCCCCAACAGACTAAGTGCAACCCACACTCAAAGGCACCACACGGGTTTGCGAGAGAGGCAAGCCACCAAGCGGGCCGGTACGTGTGCGACTGTGAGTCATGGGACGCGTACGATGCCGGCAGAGAGGAGGGCGTGCAGGCCATGCTCAAGTACGAGAGGGACAACTACATACCCCTTACAGCCTCAGAGATCGTGGACTGCGCCAGTGCGGTGTACCAGTGCGACCCCAACCAAGTAACTGAGAACGACATTAAGTTTGCGCGCCACATTGAGCGCCTAACACTGAGACGATAATGAGACGACAGCTACTGACAGCCGAACAAGAGATCGACCTACACCACCGGATCGCGCAGGGTGACGAGGAGGCCCACGAGGCCTTGGTGGAGGCCAACATGGGTTTGGTGGTGTACATTGTGCAGAAGTTGCCGCAGTGGGATTTGAACGGGAGCATGACACGCGACGACCTACTGCAGGAGGGCTACATTGCCCTGATGAAGGCCGCGCACAGGTGGAAACCGCAGGGAAGGTTTGCAAGCTACGCGCGCACACTGATCAAGAGCCAAGTTCTCAGGGCAGTAGAGAACAAGGCCCTACTCATCCACGTGCCGGTGGCGGTGCAGGAGGACCTGCGCAAGATCAAGCGGGTGGAGACCGAGTTGGCCCAAGTGCTCAACAGAGACCCAACTACCAAAGAGGTGGCCAAGTTGACGGGCCTGACAGAGCAACGTGTGCGCGACAGACTGGTGGTGAGTCAGAGACAGCCGGTGTCACTGGACGCGTACAAGAAAGACCAAGTAACGGAAGAAGACTATGATTGACCGAATGATACAACTGGTGGAGGCCTACAAGCGGTCGTACGAACTGGAGCGGGCACGTGCCGACCGGTTGGTGGACGACGCCATGTTGGGCCGGCACCTGCGGCCCCTGTTCACCCGAGAGGCAGACCAATGGACCATCAACACGACCCTCATTGGCCCGTCGTTAGACGACGCGATATGGAACCCCGACGCATAAGACCAACTAGACAGCCTCGCGGCTGAGATGGAGCAAAGACATGAACCGCGTAATTAAGCCCCTCATCCTGATTGGGTGCGCCCTATTTGAAGTGAGTGCTCACTCTCAACAGTTGACTATCATGCAACTTCAGGAGGCACTCAAGCACCAGTACACACCGGAGGCGGTGAGGGCAACTGGGTACATCATGGGCGCGTACGACGCCATGACAGGGATTGTGCACTGCCCAAGTGGCATGACACCCACAACGGCGCAGTTGGTGGCGCAGGTCCGCAAGGGACTGGCGCAGTACCACGGGCCCAACAGGGGAGCCGACCACCTACTGGCGGCCGTGTTCGCAGAACGCGCACCATGCGCCAAGAGGGGGCTGACATGAACAGAGACGACGTGACCCGCATGGCACGAGAGGCACAAATGCCGTTTTACTGGCGCACTGGTGAAATTACTTATCTAGACAAGCTTGAAGCCTTTGCCGCCCTTGTCGCTTCTGCCGAGCGTGAGATGTGTGCCGGACTGCGTAAAGAGGTGGCGTTGCAAGGCAAACACACCACGGAATACGAAGAGGGTTTTTGGGACGGGCTAGAAAAGTACGAAAACTTAATACGAGCAAAAGGAAAAGCATGATTGACGACGATGACATTCAGGACTACGTTCGCCCATGGAGGGACCTGACAGACGATGAGTTGTTGCAAGCGTACGGGTGGCGGCTTGCATCGGGAGCCCCTAACTTTCTTTTAGAGGAGGCCAAGCAAGAATTGCTAGGCGCCTTGCGTAAAGTTCAAGCCAAACTGAAGGAGAAGAACCATGGCTAAAGGCGACATACGAGACGTGTGGGAAACAAACCGAAGGCGCCTAGAGCGTAAGCGCTTAATGGAGCGCGAGTGGGCCAAGGCCAACAGAGACAAGATGAACGCGTACAAACAGGCCACAAGGGCCAAGCAGGCGGCCGAGATGGATGCCAACAAGGTCAGGAGCGCCTACCACGCAGACTGGAAGGCCACCACGTACACCGGCCCCGAATTAACTTACAGGAGATGAGCATGATACACACAGACGAAGACGACGAGTTTGAGCGCATCCTGCGCGAGAACAGAATGAAGGGCCAACCCTACCACTGGGAGGCAGAGGCCATTAAGTCGGCCATCAACATTGAACGCGAGGCCTGCGCGCATATTGCCGATGAATGTGAATTGCCAACGCTTGCCATGATGATCAGGGCTAGGGGGTTGGCATGAAACGTGCTAAGATGCTACAATTAGCAAAGAAAGCCGGTTTTATCATTTGGTCGGACTGTGACTGGAAACCAAAGGACGCGACCATAGACTGGTCGTGTGACTACGACAAAGCGTTGAGAAAATTTACCAAACTGGTGGAGGCAGAGTATGAGCGGGTGGCTAATCGCCCTGACAGGGCTAATCTATGCGGGTGTTGCTGTAGAGCAGGGGCTAAAAGGTAACATGCCAATGTGTTTAACGTACCTAGGCTACGCGTTTGCGAACGTCGGCCTGTACAAACTAGCGAGTTGATTATGATCTCAGAAGTTGACATTAAAGATTTTGACTACATACGGGTAGAGAACGTCAAAGAGAACGAGGACGGGTCCTGTGACTGCAACATCAACATGGGGCCACTGGCGACCAAGTACCTGCTAAATTTTGCGTTCATTGGCGTGCTCAAAACCGCCATCGCTGAAGGCAAAACGTACACACCAAAGGAATAAGATGACAGACAACGAGCGCGCAGTATACGAAGCCAACCTAAAGAAGTTACCGCCCGAGAAGGCGGCACAGTGGACCGAGGAGGTCAGGGAGGCGTGGTTACGTGTGCGCCGAGCGCGCAAGCTGTGGCGTGCAACGCGCACACCGGCAACGCGCTGTCTGGGGTCAATCAAAGAGGACGGGCGCCTGACGCCCCTCTTCATTCAAAACACAGAGTACATGCGCTACGAAGAGGCGTGGGCAGAATACACACAGAACTACCAACCGAAATACATTTTTGAAGAGCGCGCACGTGCGGGTGAAGAGGACGACGATTACGACTGGAGCAAGGCATGAGTTGGACCGACTGGGTCATTGAGAACACACTGAACGGGGTGCCACGTGTTGCGTTGATTCACAAAATGAAACAGGAAGGTTTTGAGGAAGCCGACGCGGTGGCCATGACGTCCGACCTTGACAGACTGGCAGGGTACAGGGCGGCCGACAAGATCAACGAGCAGTATAGAAAACTGTGCTCGGTGGTGGGCAACCTGCAGGCCCTGCAAGAGCAGGATCCCGAGTACACCACAGTTGAAAAAATAGACTTTCCAAGCGAGGAGGTGTTTTTCAAAGAGTACTGGACAAGAAACAAACCCGTCGTAATTAAAAATTTTGCGAAGGGGTGGCCTGCCATGAGCAAGTGGTCACTTGAATATTTTGCAGACAAGTTTGGTGACGAGTTGGTTGAGGTGCAAACCAAGCGAGACGAAGACAACGAGTACGAGTTGAACAGCATCGCGCACAAAACAAAAATACCCTTGCGTGAGTTCATTGCAAAAATCAAAGCCACAGAAAGTAGCAACGATTTTTACATGACAGCAAACAACCACACACTGAGAGAAACCAAACTAAAAGACACACTGGAAGATGTGGGCCATTTGCCGGACTATTTAACCAAACCCGCGGCAGACGGCAACACGCATTTGTGGATAGGACCCAAGGGCACCATCACGCCGATACACCACGACGAGGTGGCGCTGTTCCATGTGCAAATTGTGGGCCGCAAGGTGTGGAAGCTTATATCCCCACTGTACGCGCCAAACATGTACAACCACAAAGGCGTGTTCAGCATGATGGACGTGCACAACATCGACTACAATAGATTCCCAAAGATGAGGGACGTAAAAATAATTGAGGCCTTGGTGGAGCCTGAGGAGGCATTGTTTTTACCGATCGCGTGGTGGCACGGGGTGGTGTCATTAGACCGGTCCATATCAATGTCAATTATCAATTTTAAATACCCCAACGCATGGACATACAACAACCCTACAGGAGTTTATCGATGAAAGCAACACTTGAGTTCGAGTACCCCGACGACGAGGACAAACTGCGTTACGCACTGCACGGGCAGGACGCGATCTTTGCGCTACTGGACATATCAGAACAACTGCGCCTGCACTACAAATACGAGGCGGATGGCAAAGAAATACTGGCCAACATAAACGAGTTGGTGATCGATGCTTTAAAAATGTGTCAGGAACACCCATGAAAAAAATAATTTACGCAATCTATTTGTTTGGTGCCATACTGGCGTCGGTGGTAGGGTATTTTTTAGACCCCATCACAGCACTGGCCATCGTGCTAGTCATGCCCATGTTGGTGATCACCATAATGGAAATGCAGGGCCTTATACAGTTCGGGTACCACGAGGCGGAAGACGACAAAAGCATTTTGAACAAGGTCATACGGGAAGATATGACAGCACACGACGCCGCGGAAAAGTACGGGCAGGCTGTCGTCAACGAAATGAACGAGCAGATTAAGGAGGCCGAAATGAGCCTTATGGAAATGCGACAAGCGCGCGACATTGCGTCAGAGGTTGTGCGGGGGGTCAACAAATGATAAAATATTCACCAAATGAAAAGGTAAACACACATGAACAAACCAACAGCACTACCGGTTCAATTCGAGAACATCCCGATCAACCTCAAGAAAATCTCCCGTTGGGTGCTGTGGAGGTTGGTCGAGGTTGGGGAAGAGTCGAACAAGCGGTGGTCAAAGTTACCACTGCAATCAAATGGGTCGTCAGCAAGTTCCACAAACCCAACAACGTGGTGTGACTTTCTTCATGCGCAAGAAGCTTATCAAACTGGCCGCTTCGATGGTGTTGGTTTTGTCTTTGACGGTAGTGACGGCATCATGGGCATTGACTTGGACGACTGCGTGGATGCCGTTCAGGGTCCAACGTCTCTTACGCCTGAAGCGCAGGCCATTAAAGACGCCGTCTTAGGCTACGCAGAGGTCAGCCCCTCAGGCACCGGCATCAAGATCTTTACACGGGCGCAGTTAAATGCGGCGCACGTTGACCACGAGAAGGGGTTAGAGATATACCCCAAGGGTCGTTACTTTACAGTGACAGGCCACACACTTGGTGGCAACATTCCCGATCAGGAACAAAACCTTGAAAGCATTGTGCCTGCACGCAGAAGTTACCGATCGGGGGATTCGTTTGCGGACTACAGCCCACCATTAGACGGGTGGGACTTGGCCCGCGTGGAGACCGACCTGCTCACACTGCTAGACCCCGACTGTGGCTACACAGACTGGTTGGCCGTGGGCATGGCACTGCACCACCAGTTTGGTGGCGACTACGAGGCACTGGAGTTGTGGGACCGGTGGTCTGATAACGACGGCGCCTGCGGTGCCTACGCGGCCGGACAGTGTGCGGCCAAGTGGGACAGCTTCGGCGGCACAGGTGGCACGACCCTCAGGTCACTGGTGTTCAAGGTCAACAAGACCAAGGAGGCCGCGGTGGTGGCCAACGGGGAGAAGGTGCTCACAGGAGGGCCACTGAACCACGCCAAAGAGTTCTTGGCCAGTCAGTTCACGTGCGAGGAAGGCACGTCATTGACCACGTACGCAAACGACATGTTCCAGTACAAGGGCACACACTACCAAGACATTGAGGAGGCCACAGTGCGGTCCCTGCTGTACACGTTCTTGGACCGGTGCAAGAAGTACGACAAGAAGCAAAACCTGATGCCGTTCAACCCGACGCCTGCGCACGTGTCTGCGATCCTAGACGCGGTGCACGCAGTGACCCACCTGCCCAACACGGCCAACACCAAACCACCGGTGTGGCTTGAGGGGTACGGGAACAACAGGCCAGACCCAAGCAAACTGGTGTCACTTGAGAACGGCATTTTTCACACCGAGCAAAACCTGCTGATACCCCACAGCTTGGGGTTCTTTACGCAGAACAGTTTGCCGTTTGCTTACGACCCTGACGCGACGTGCCCAACGTGGGAGCGTTTCTTGCAGGACATTTGGAACGACGACCCTGAGAGCATTACCTGCCTGCAGGAGATGTTCGGCTACATTCTGAGCGGTGATTCAACACAGCAGAAATTCTTTAACATCATAGGACCGCGCCGCTCTGGCAAGGGAACGATCAACAAGGTGCTCGTAAGCCTCTTGGGGCAACACAACACAGTGGCGCCACAACTGGATGAGTTATGCGATACTTTTGGACTTCAACCATGGCTAGGAAAACTGCTAGCGAGTTTCACGGACGCACGAGCACCGGAGCGCAACAGGGGTGCTGTAGTGAGCCAGTTGCTCCGGATTGTTGGCGGGGATACTGTGACTGTGAACAGAAAAAACAAGGAAGCTTGGAGTGGCTATTTGCCAACGCGCATTGTGATCTACTCTAACGAGGCCTTGCAGTTAACAGAAAATTCAAACGCGTTAACAGGGCGCATGATTGTGCTAAAGATGAGCAATAGTTTTTATGGCAAAGAGGACACGTTTTTAGCCGACAAGTTGGCCAAAGAGTTGCCTGCCATTTTTAACTGGGCCATCGCAGGACAGCAACGACGCATGGCACGCGAGGGTCAGCGGTTCCAACAACCAACAACAGGGCGCGAGTTACTGGAGTTGATGGAGGAGTTGGGCAACCCAATCGGGTCATTCGTAACAGACGCACTGGACTACGACCTAGAGGCGCATTCGTTGAAGGACGACGTGTTTGTGTGTTGGCGCAAGTGGGCCACCGCAAAGAACATACCGCCCGGAAGTGACATGGCATTCAAGCGCAGGTTTCTTGCGGCAACGCAGGACCACCGCGTGACGGCCGCAAGGGTTCGCATCGAGGGTGAGTTGACCAACGTTTACATTGGCCTGAAGCTGAAACCAAAAGCACAGAAGTACGTGGACAGTATCAGCAACTTTGAACGCGAGGAGATATTTTGAGCAAAGCATATTTTCATGTTGACGTCGGGTTCTTTCCGGTGCCTGTAAAGATGTGCTTTACATCACAGGCGTTCTATAAGGTGCTGAAGGACCACGGCATCACAGCACAACCTGACATGGCGCCATTGGAGTTGGGCATCGCGGAGACACACAGCTTCTCTACACCAAAAGAGGCTATTGTCATCGTGGTGTTCAACCTAATCGAGTGTGTTGACAACGCGGCCCTGCTGGCCAGCGTGGTGGCCCACGAGGCCACACACGTGGTGGCGCGTGTGCTCGAACACATTGGCGAAGAGGTGGAGGATTTTGGTGAAGAGTCGAGGGCGTACCTGACCGAATGGTTGGTGCGTCAGATGTTCATGGCCTGTTTAGTGGAGGTTGCCAAAATTGCAAAACGAAAAGAAAATCGAACAAAGACTGGTAAAAAAGATAAAGGAGAAGGGGGGCCTGTGCCTGAAGTGGGTAAGCCCGTCGACGACGGGGGTGCCGGACAGGCTAGTGATCCACAACAGCAAAGTGATCCCAGTGGAGTTGAAGGACCCAAAGGGAAAACTAAGCGCAAGACAAGAGTTGATGATCAGGGAGTTGCAAGCGCGGGGGGTGCACACGCACGTCTTAGCGAGCGAACAAGAAGTAGACGAGTTCGTTGACCAACTATGACCGACGACGAAGCCCACGAGGCCAAAAAACGAATCCACGTTGCCAAAACAATGTTCAACGTTAAACGACGCGCCACTGCCGCAGGTATTCCATTTGAGTTGGACCACAACTACCTGTGTGCAATCGCGCCGGAGTACTGTCCTATTTTCAAAACCAAAATTCTTTGGGGGTTCGGGCAGTCGGGCACCGTGGGGTCGAGCGGCCCTGATTCACCGAGCCTAGACAAAATTATTCCTGAAAAGGGGTATGTCAAAGGCAACGTGGCGTGGTTAAGCAACAGGGCAAACATGATCAAGTCCAACGCAACACAAGACGAGTTGTACAAGGTTGCAGACTGGACACACGAAAAAATTAAGGAGGTAAATAATGGAGGTGCTAGACCGCCCCCACTTGGCGACCCTGCAAATACCTACATCACTCGTCCAACGCGCCATCGCATTGTTAACGACGTTACAGCAAGGGAAAGAGCAGGCTATTGATGTTGACATTAAAAAATTTACACCCCTACCAACAACGACTGGTGCAGGAGAGCAAGACTCAGCCGCACATGGGCCTGTTGATGGACATGGGACTGGGCAAGACAATCACGGCCCTGACAATACTCAGCCAACTTGAGGGCAAGACGCTGATCATTGGACCAAAGGCCGTCGTTAAAAATGTTTGGAAACAAGAGGCAGAAAATTGGACACACACAGAAAAAATGAAGTTTGCCCTCATTGTGGGAACACCACAGGAGCGCATGAAAGCGTTGCAGAGCAATTCGGACGTGTATTTGATCAACGTCGAAAACGTGGTATGGCTGTTCGAGCAAGCCTCATTGCCGCGTTGGCAGACATTAGTGATCGACGAGTCGAGCAGGTTCAAAAACCCGTCGTCAAAAAGGTGGAAGACGTTGAAAGCGCACTTAAAAACTTTCAACCATCGGTACATCCTAACGGGTACACCAACCCCAAAGTCGTACCTAGATTTGTGGACCCAAATCGGCATATTGGATTTGGGCCAACGTCTCGGGAAATCGATGACTTCATACAAGGAGAAGTTCTTCGAGCCAGACACCCGAGATCGTAGGACAGGCATGGTGTGGAGTTGGAAGTTAAGACCCAACGCCAAAGAACAGATTGACGCCCTGATTGGGGACATTTGTGTGTCCCTGCGCAAGGAGGACTATCTGACCATGCCACAGCGTCAGGACATTGTGCACACCATCGAGTGGGAGAAGGGGCCCAAACAGGCCTACAACACCATGCGCAAGGAGATGGTTGTCGAGGTGGAAGAGGAGACTCTGACCGCGGCGACGGCCGGTGTGCTCACGGGCAAGCTGTTGCAAATGACCGCGGGGGCCATTTACTCAGAGACCAAGGACGTTGTGCACATCCACGACACAAAACTGGAATACCTGACCGACATGTTGGACGACACACCCACAATCGTGTTCTATAACTTCAAACACAGCCTAAAACGGCTTCAGGGCGTTTTTCCTGACGCGGTGCTACTCAGCCCTGACGACGAGAAAACAATCGCGCTGTGGCGCTCTGGTAAGGTCCCAGTGCTACTTTGCCACCCTAAAAGCGTGGGCATTGGACTGAACCTGCAGTGCAACGTGGGCGACACGGCGCAGATTGTCTGGTTTGACCTGCCATGGTCCAGTGAAGACTACCTACAAGCCAACGCGCGCCTGTTCCGACAGGGGCAAGAAAAGCCTGTAATTATTCATCACCTGACCATGCAGAAAAGTATTGACAGTCAGGTTATGTTCGTGCTAGAAGGAAAGATCGACATGCAAAACGCGTTAATGAACGCTCTCAAATTTCAATGATCAAAGTAAACGCCACCATTCGCCGACTTTCAGACGAGGAGCCGGACCCCATAGAGCACGAGGACTCTTCCTCTGAGCCGTCCACAGGGGGCATGGGTTGGGCGCCGTGGGGGCCAGACACCATCCAAGACGTGTACAACGTCGTGGCCGAGAAGCTGACCCCACAACAGAGGGAAATCATTGAGGCGCATTTGTCAGGGTACAACTACCATGATCTGGCGGTGACCCAAAAATACTGGCGGTATCATTTTGCGGCGGCCGTCGCTAAGATAAGAAAGGAGTTAAAATTGTGAACGGATACATAATAGAATACGTCAAACAAGGGTGGCCTACGATAGACATTCAAGTTGACGCCAAGCACCCCATGTTCGAGAAAGATCAAGACGTGCTGTCAATATGGCACTTTGAGAGCGAAGACGAATGTGATTTCATACTGCGGGATTTACGCAGGTTTCGAGAACAGCAAACAAAAGGACAAGCATGATAATAGAAGAGCGGCAAAGTAAAGACCCATGGATTCACCGATCCAAAGGCATGAGTTGCGCTACCTGCATGTGGTTTGTGGAGAAAGCGGCTACAGTAGAAGTGGAAAGAGTGGTTGGGCGTTGCCGTCGGCATGCGCCAACAATGGGAGGCTACCCGACAGTCTTTTTCAGCGACTGGTGCGGTGATCATAAACTTGACGAAAATAAGGTGTAATTATGGCAAACGAAGCAACAAATTTATTGGCATCTTTGGGCGTAAAACCAAAAGAGCAACGCATTCAGGAAATGGCCGGAGCGGTGACGCGATTGGTTGTAAATGAGGCATTACGTGAGGCCAAGGCCCGTGCGCAGGTGCGAGACGCAAATACTCAGGTGCAGAAGGTCGAAAAGCCCTCTCAAAATGGGTAATTCTGTATAGGAAAGGCCTTTTTAGGCCTTGAATATAAGGTATACACCATGGCAACGAAATCCAAATACGAGTTTAAGACGGAGATGTGCGACCAACTGATAGAGTTGGGCAAGGTAGGCGCGTCTCAAAAAATGATGTTTGCAAGCGTCGGAATCAGTTCCTCGGCGGCGCAGACGTTTAAGAAAAACCACCCAGAGTTTGCGGAAGCACTGGACATGGCCATCACCCACTCACAGGCGTACTGGGAAACCCAGTTGCTTGCTAACGTGGAGAACAAGGCCTTTAACAGCA